AGTGGCTGAAACCACCAGTTTGCTAAACTGACGTACGGGCAACCGTACCACGAGTTCGAATCTCGTAGCTTCCGCTTAGTAATCAGCTAATTAAAAAGACAATTGTATTCATTTACGGTTGTCTTTTTTGCATTCAACTGGTAAAATAAGAGCTTTACTTCCGTATATTTCGCTATCCACTTACAAATAACTTACAAATATATGATAACAATAGAGCCGGTAATACGTAATTTTAGGAGTAATGGATATGCTCAGGTTTACATTAGAATTATTCAAAAAACTAAGCCTGCATATATTCCTACCGCCTTTACCGCAACGCAAAACCAAATAAAAGATAAAAAATTGATTGATTACAAATTAATTGTAAAAATTTCTCCTAAGATTGAGAGTTATTATAATAAGCTTAACCAGGTAAATACAGATAACTGGACCGTTCAAGAGGTAGTGAGTTATCTTACTTCAGACTCTTCAGAAATATCATTCACTGATTTTTGTACGGAATATATAAACGATATGATCCGCAACGATAGAGAGAACCCGGCAAGTAATTATCGGGTTGCAATTAACAATTTGAAGAAGTTTTCAAAAGAAGAATTGTATTTCTCAGATATAACATCAAAACTTATCAATGATTGGATTAAAAGCCTATCAAAAACGGCAACGGCAAAAAATAGTTATCCATCATGTATTTCGACAATGTTTTCAGCAGGCCAAACTAAATACAATAACTACGATAAGAATATTATACGAATACCAAACCGACCATTTAAAGCCGTAATTATACCACCAAAAGAGAAAGCATTGAAAAGGGCTATTTCAAGGCTCTCATTGCTTAGATTACTCACCGCTGATACTACTAATGCAAAAATGGTAATAAACACCCCACGAGCAAAGGATGTGGCTTTGCTTATCATTCATTTAGCAGGAATTAATGTAGCAGATTTATATTATATGGAAAAAGACTGTTTAATTGGTAAAAATAAGCTTTCCTATATCCGTTGGAAAACGAAAGATAAGCGAAAGGAAGATGGCCGTATGATAATAACGATACATCCACGCATATTACCATTATTCAAAAAATACAAAGGAAAGAAACGTCTGTTTTGCTTTTCGGAAGATATTAACTCGGAAAAGAATTTTCTTAAACAAGTTGATATGGGATTAAAAGAGTTAGCTTTTATAGCACAAGTTGATGAAAACATATCAACCTATGTTTTTCGTCATTCTGTTGGTACCATAGCACAGAATCATTGCGGAGCTTCTACTGAACTTGTGGCATTCCTTCTAAATCATGCATCCGGGCATAAAACTACAAAAGGATATATAAAAAAGGATTTTAGGCCTATTGATATTATAAACGAAAAAGTAATTAATTGGATTTATTACCGTAAACGACTCATAAAAAAGAAATTCAAGTACAATAAGAAAACAAAATAGCGGAACTTCACAGCCCCGCTATCTCTTACTTCAAACTCTAAATCTAATACTATGAAAAAATTAAACAACCTTCTATTTAACTATGAGTAATTTTATTGCTGTAAGTACTGCGATAGTTATTCCACCACCTATTGGTATTCCGTTTCGCTCAATGAAGTTTCGTTTGGTTACTTTTGATAAGTCTTTATTGATTCGCAGCTGTTCTTTGAATGCCTGATCTGATTGAACCAACATTGTGTCTTTGACGATATTCTGTTTATTGCACTCAGCTAATTGTACCGAGTCGCTTTTAGCTTTAGTCTGCATATCGGATATTACATCTTCTTGATCGTTTATTGCCGTGTTAGCTATTACGGTTGTATTCGTATCTTTTCGTGCAATATCGACCGACTGTTTAGTTTTTGCGGTCTTGATGATAATAACCGGCTTCAACCCATCGGATATTTTTTTGTGATACGCTTGAATCACTTTCGAGGAGTCGAGTAATTGTTTGTTGAACTGTTTCTTTAAATCATACCTTAGCTCATTTAAGGCCGTTTCTTTCTCAGCCTTAGTAAACGTTCGTTCAGCATTGTGTAATGTGCAACGTGGGACAAAGATGATTGCTCCAATTAGTAATATGGGAATGATTACCCACCAAGTGCGAGATATAAATGTTTTCATAATCATTCGAGTATTACGTAACCGTTTTCTGTTTTATTTTCCTTCTTCAATTCCAGAAGTTGTTGCCATGTACGACCAAATGTTTTTTCAAAATGTGGTTTGTCGGTAATGCTTTTGAAATCACCTCCCCATTTCCAACCAATCGACTTGAAATATTCTACTACTTCCATCCAGTCAGAATGTTTATCACCATCATAATCCTTGTTAGTGTCCCAAATGGTTGTTTTACCATCTACTAGGCAAAAATCAAATGCCAATCCATAATTATGGATCGATTGTCCACCTTTGGCATTGGTTACCTTCGGACGTTGCGTGTAGAGTTTATCTTGCTCATCAAAAGTTCTCAATCCTTGCGTTACAATCATTTTTACCGATCCGGTAAGGATATTGGCATTTACATGAAGAACTGCTTTCTGTACTTCATCTCTTACAATTGGATGTAATGTATCTATCTTACTCATATTCTAAATTATTACTGTTGTTTAACTTCTTCTTTACTCTGCGAATACGCTATTACCGCACCCAGTACCGCCCCAATATACCACGCATATTGCGTAAACCACTGCGGTGTATTTATCCCCGGTAATACGGAAGATGTTCCGGCTATTGCCACTACTACGGCCAAAAATGACGCTGCCGTATTTCTAATCTTTTTCCACTTTTGTGGAGTGGGAGAGGTAAACTTGCTCCAAAATTGTTTTGTATTCATATTTTCTTCGTTTATGTCGTAATGCCGACTTGATTTATCTGTAAATATTTTTTGTAATAATCTTGCCCACCACTTAGTATTGCAACTACTTATGTTTTCGCAAACAGAAACGAGCTGAACACCTATTACTATTGCAGAAGCAATGTTTGGTAAATGTAAATCCCCAAAATCCTTAGTAACATATTTGTTTACCTGAATGGATAGCACTACAAATACCAAGGCATTAATGCCTGTTTCAATGATCTTATCTGCCTTTTTGCTCTTGAATTTTGCAGTAGATAATCCTGTATGTAGTTTTACTCGTTTTGACAGTTTATAGGCCGTCCAACAGTCCCATATTATTGCTGCAAAACAAATAGTTACGAAAGGTATTGCTGGTTCTATAATTGCAACTACACTTGTTGCAATACTAAATGTCCATTTAAGGAGTGGGCTTGTTGTCATAGTTTAATTTTATAAATCAGCAATTATATTTGTAAATTCGTTCCAATACTGTGCTGCTTGATATGCTGCAAGTGAACCGGAAGGAACGTGAAGCATACAAGTAGTTTTATTAATTGAAGAAAATGTATTTGATAAAACTGTAGCAGGTGTGCTATTTTTTACTTTTAAAAGAGATAGTGAACTACAATTAGTCAATGATCCATTCTCAAGTTCCGTAACTGTTACAGGTATTGTTAGGCTATTCATAAGAGAACACCCATAGAATAAACTATTAGATAATTTTGTAATTGTACTATTAATTAAATTCACTGACTTCAATTTTGAACATAATGCAAAAGCATTGAATAATAAATCACTTGCATTTAAAATCAAATCATCAGCATTAAATACTAAATTACTACAACCTTGGAAAGCACTACTACCAATCGATTGTAAAGATATTGGCAACGATATACTAACTAATGCGGTACAATTGTAAAAGGCTGAATTTCCAATAATGCTCAATAATGATGGAAGTACTATTGAAGCTAATCCGACACATCCATAAAATGCATTATTACCTATCGAGTCCAATTGACTTGGTAAGCTTATATTTATAAGTCCTGTACAACCGCTAAATGCGCCCTCAGATATAATAGTGATTGAATTTGACAATTGTACTAATGTAAGTCCTGTGCAATTATAAAATGAAGCTGAATTTATCATTGATAAATTACCACCTCTCAAATCAATTGACTTTAATTCATAACAGAAATCAAAAGCATCATGTCCTAAGTTATTCAAGTTAAGTATTAAATTATCCGAATTGAACACAAGATTATTACATCCTTGGAAAGCATTATTACCAATTGACAATACAGATATAGGTAAGTTTATTTTAGTCAATCCAGTACAATTTTTAAAAGCATTGTCAGATATACTAACTAGCGATGATAACGATGATAATTGTACACACTTCAAATCGTTGCCAGCTCCGCACACTATATTGTTTGGATTAGACGTCACATAAGTCCATATAGCTCCGCTTGGAATAAAAGCTATCATGTCTACATCTCCCGAAACTATTACATATCTTTTTGTACTTCCCGCAGTAAAATTTATTGTACCTGAAGTGTTTGTAAAACTATTAACTAAACCGCCTATCATTTCAGAACAAAATGATTCCGTTAGATTTGAAACTTGAACTGAATTCACGTTACTTGAAACAGAATATATATATTTCTTTAGGATGTCAGGATGACTATTGAAGGCATCTATTATATTAATCTCTTCTGTTAGTGGGGAAAACCCAGAAGGTACAGCTAAATCTCCTACTGAAGGTATTACATCAATAATTAAGAATTTTCTAAGAAAATCACAAATTACTTCTGTCAAAACATCGCTACCATTTTGATTCAAATGCAGTCCATCCATTGTATTTATTCCCCTTGAATTAATCTTGTCTGTAGGATCTGTCCAAAATGGTTCAGACGGCATAAAAAATCCACATAGCCCAAATGCATCTATACAAGGAATATTATTTCGACGACAGGCTTCTTCTACTGCATTTACTTTTCTTAAATTGTTATCATATAATGACCAATCTGTTTCAATTGATGTTCTTTGTTGTGGCAATCCATTTAATACTATAAGTCGCTTTCCACTAATATATACCTTATCCATTATATATCTTATACAATAATCAACCGCTTGAATATAAGTAGTCCCACTGTATACACTAGAAATAGACACCTGAGAAACATCGGGTTCATTTGAGACATCCAAAAAAGTTCCAACAGTTCCCGGAGTTCCTTTTTCATTACCTCCAAATAAACATATAATTACATCAGGATTTGTGGCGATTATTTCATCTAGCCATTGTGAATTTGTCAAATCGTGTGAACTAGCACCGGAGTGACCACCGATAACTACATTAGCTAATAATTTAGTTGTCAAAAAATTGCTAATCCATGGGTAGTCTATCGAAAACAAACTGTCTCCATACAGATAAATTTTCTTATCTTTAAACTTATTTGTATACTCGTTAACAGTTGTTCCACCGCCTCCATTTTCACCATTCGTTACAGTATATGTACTAGTAGTACCATCTGTATATGTAATTGTATACGTATCAACTAATCCTACAGTTCCAGTCTTAGCAATAGATACTATACCAACTCCATCTGTTCCAATTCCACCTGGAAAACTTATTCGAGGATTCTTCGGATCAGTATAATCAATCTCTACATTTTCACCTGCTACTATCGATGTAATTCCTCCACCGTCACCAACAGTTACTTCTTCAAAATCACCGTACACATTCAATACGTTTGATCGCCTGAATTTTCGTCCATCAACCGATTCAAGAAGTTGAATATATTCAGTACCTAAATTCAAATATCGAATGCTTACTTTAAAATGAGTATATCCGAATAGATTTTGACCTGCATTCTCAAAAGTTACATCATAGTCACCTTCAGGAATAGTGCTTTGATCAATCCATGCGGTAGTTGTTTGAACTCTACCTAATTTAAGTGTAGTATCATTCAATGTCTTTACAGTACCGGCACTGGCTACTTTATCCGAAGCTTCAGAACTAAAATCATTGACAATGTCATCTTCTTTAGTTACTACACTGTCCATTATTTGTAACTCCAATTCTTGATGTTTTGGTGCTGTTATTTTCCGCAACAAATTATCGTAAATTGTTGATACTATCAGGTCCTTTATTGTTTGTCTGTTTGCCATATTATAAACTTATTACCCATGTACCGTTTATAGTCAAATCTGCAATTTTAGTGAACGTTGGCCATGCCTTACGCGAAAATAAAGTAGTATCTTTCAGTATGATTCCAAACTCAGATATTTCAGTATCATTGCCTTGTGCAGCTCCAAATTCGAAAAGGATAGTCAATTTATTATTGGCTATAACTTTTGAAGTTATAGTAATATCAATCGGATTTGTGATCGATGTATCAGTTGAATTTGCCGAAGTAGCATTTGTTCCGGCTTGTATTTTCTCAATTCCGACATTATTAGTTCCGCTGAGAGCCGACAATAATTTAGCATAACCATTGCTTACAATTAAATTATCACCGGAATCCTTTTTTACAAGAATTCCATTTTTATAAAACCGCAACGAAAGCCGACCTTTTATAGTTATCTTATCCATTTTAGTACAGTTTAATAATGTAATTCATGGCTACGTGTGGATTCATCACATTAAAAGCTGCACCACTACCAGTATATTGATTAGTAGCTGTAACAGCACTTGTGCTAATTGAAAATAAAGTACCTTGTCCTGTTGGTTTATCACCGCCTGCAAACCTTGTATTATTATTATTATCGCTGTTATCACCTCCAGTAATACCTGGAATATTATGCTGATGTGCATCCTGTACGTGCGTATGTCTGAACATTTCAGATTCCGTTTGAACATGCTTTTCTTCTCCACCGGTAGCAGCTAAATTATATGTTGATGTAATAATTATACTCAACCCTGATCCTGTACCACCCAACAATGATAATCGCTGTGTATTGACATATCCGTTACCATTTTCAATAACTTTCAAAGTCATTGTATCAATATTTGTAATCTTAAACTTTGCCGATACTCCACCAATAGGAGCGGGTGCAGTCAGAATATCATTTAATGAATAGCCACTTCCTTCATCTCCCGGATAAATATAAAAGCTGCTAATTCCACATTGAATAATAGTCTGCCCACCTTTTACTAATGGAATTTGAAATGTAGTAGTACCTACACCGTATGGACTTGATGGACCACCTAAATTGGCAAATAAATCAGCATACTCAGTTTGGCTATATTCTGAACCATCCATTAGATGCCAACCTGCCTGAATTGTAGATACAGGACCAGGCCATATTCTAGTTGTAGCTGCCGGAGTAAATAAACTGTCAAGAATAGTATTTAAAAATGTTCGTACATTAGCAGCTGATATTTGCTTCGTTCCATTGGTTGGGAAAGTGCTTGTAACTAAACCTTTTAAAACAGTTAGTGTGTTCATATTTTATATATTAAAGTCATAATTAAAATCGTCACTGAAATCTCCTTCTGTATCAATTACCGAAGTGAGTGTAAGTACATCACGTTCTTCTTCTAAATTGCTAAAAATTTTATCTTCCAATATTTCAACTCCGAAATATATCTCAGTCAAAATACTTATAGCCCGCTTATAGTAGTCAATATACTGGCGAAGCATAGACAGCGTATTCGCATCAAAGGTTGAAATATCATCCGGACTAAGCAATATTCTGAATGCACACCATACAGGATCACCATTAGTCACTACCGGAACATTTTCCTCAATCAGTTGTGGAGTAAACCCAATTAAACTACATGCCTTTCGTATCGCGTATATGGTACCAATATGCCGGTGTAGCTCTATTGCATTTTTAATCAAATTTCGTCTCTGTGCTTCTGTATAACACTGATCAAATCCTCGGAAGCCGTCCACATCAAACTGTTTAGCCAACCATGGTAATGCTGAACTATCTACACAATCAACGAGGTAAACCATTATTGGTGATAAATCAATATCATCAAAGTGTTTTGCGATAATATCATCGAAAACGCTTAGCCTACTGTTGGCAATTGCTGATGCTATTGTTTTAGCCATTGTTACTTCCGGTTATTGTAATGGTAACGCCTGTTTGTTTTGCTAATTCCCATGGGCTTATAATCAAATTACGCCCAGACAATGCTTTCGCAGATACTATTTCAGCAGTTACATCGTATGTATTTTCACTCCGGCATATGCTTTCAATATAGGAAGCCACAATGTCAACTCCTAGCGTAGTGTAATTAGTAACTCCATATGCTGTTAATATGGCAGTAATCGAGCTAATCAAGTCCGATCCGTTGGCTTCCGGTTTCTTTACAACCGACATTGCAATTGTATATTCTACAACTTGTGGGTTTTTCACGAGTACGGTGTCATTCATTGGCCGAACATTTTCAGCATTGAGTACTACTGCTATTTCAGATTTTAATGCATCAGAAGGTATCTGACCGTTAAGCAACAAAGGATAAATCCAAACTTCACCAAATGGAACTAAGTTATTTTCAGAATAGGTTACTACCTCCACATCAGTAATAAGTGGACTAGCCGACTTTGCCCAAAACTTATAGGCATTTCTACTACCCGCAACACTGTACTGAGAAGTTGCCAGTTTAATTCTATCGCGCAGCTGTATATCCGTTTCTTCATCACTACCACCCAAAGTAAGATCAAGGTTGCTTACTGAAGAAATATAAGCATACACATCTTGTAATACCGAAATATCACCTATTGCATAGCCATTCCCCACAAGCCCTGTAATCTGACACGTAGAAGGTATATCAATAGTATTCACCCCTTCTTCAATAGTCACATCGTCATTCGTTTCAAATATGGCATTACCATCTGTGGAGCGTACACGAGTACCTATAGGAATAGTTACACGCAAATGACCCGGTACCAATATGAACCGCAACGTACAAACAGCAGATTGAGCCGTAAGCCGTGTAATGTTGAACATGGCAGCTAGGTAATCCAATACAGGATTAGCCGAAAAATCAACTAACATAGATTTACCCGCAGCATTAATGCGATTATGCGTTAATGTCTTGTGATAGGCCATACACGAGCATATCGAATACTCCGGTTGTCCGGGGTAAATCTCACGCCCTGTCAAAGCCGTAAAATCAGCCAGTATCTCCGAAAGAATTGCTGCCGGATCAGTTTCTACAAATATGGGTTCTGCTAATGCCATTGTATTATTCTTATGGGTTTCGCGACTTCCAAGTCGCGTTATTAATTATGCAAATTCTTTAATTCAGAAAATTCTGATCAATTATACGCTTCAGAATACGCTTCAGAATACGCCCTCTGCAATTCGCTTAGATTTTCATTTTTCAAATCATTCAAATCAACTGTAATTTGAATAGGTGTATTAGTTGCTGTATAGGTTCCGTAAATCTGAACGGCAACCGATCCTTCTTTCATTGTACGAGTAACTCTACTAATCGTTGCTCTTTTTTCCCACCGCTCCAGGTCACGAATTACCATACTTGCAAAATCTCCCTCGAACTGTGTCACCGGCTTATCAACGTAGTTGTAAATTCCGCTGCCAAATGTTGCCCGCAACGGGTCGCTCCCGGGTATGGTGTGAAGTATAGTCATCCAACTTTGAGCAATGTCATTCATGCCCTCCACCAGTTCACCAAATACTTCTAGATTAATAGATTTATCAAAATTCATTTTGTTGCAGTTATGGTTATCGTTCCTGTTACTGCTACCGTTCCAGCTGTTAATGTTGGAACAATAGTTGCCGTATCTATTCCGCGCTTAATGGCATCAGCTATTTTATCGGCAAGTGTATCGGCAAAACTTGTTATTGCTTCTTCCTGATTTTCGGAAGTTTTCAATGTATTAAGCAATGTTTTTATGTCAGTCGATAATTGTACTGTATTTATCATATCGTTGGTATTGGTTTTCCTGTAGGTCCTACCGGACTAGTATGTATATGATTTATCAAACTTACATTTTCATCACCCGCTATTATGTCACCACTCACCGTCAACTTAGCACAATTAAAAATCAATTCTCCAGTTGTTCCGGCATCAATAGTCAGCTTCTTAGTTGAATTGTCATACGTCACCTTTGTCCCGTCATGAAATTCAAAACCTTCTACATGATCATTGGCCCACGTTGGGGTTGTATCTTCTTCACTTGGTACTTCTCCAAGTATCTCACCATCCTCACCATTGCTATGCATCAATACAGCCACTTGCTTATTGGTGTCATATATCCAGTTTGATTTTATTCTTCCATTTGGTAATGTCAACCAATCCGAAACAATATCCGTATCATCAAAATTTACGCGGGCACGACCTGCCGAATAATCTACTTCACTTATAATTCCGTACCGCAACATAAATTATTGTATTTCTTCTTTTGTTGTTTTTCGTTCTACTCTCGGAACTCTTCTCGGTTTTGGTATAGTTCCTGTCTTGCGAATGTCAAGACTAGTTGTATATACATCTCCACCTTTCACTACATGGGTACTAGAAGTTATATGATATTTTCCGCTTGGTTTTCCGAATCCTGTCAAATCAAAATTTACACCTGCTACTAGCAACGGGTCGCCGGTTATATCATTAATACTTCCGCTCTCTTTAAATTTGTTTTTATTCCAAAGCCCACCTTTGACTTTATGCTCTGCATGTGCAGAATTATCACATCGTCCACCTATCACATCGTTATCCGTTTTCTTTGTACTTATCGAATCGGTTCCTTCGTACTTAACTACGTGTCCTTTTCGCGGGTTACGCTGTGCTATGGAAGCCGAAGCATAAGTGTCATAGGTTTTATTTGTAAGAGAATAATTGCTTACATCTGTTTTATCAATTTCCAACAAACTTTCAGCATTATCTAGTGTGTAATAATCAATAAATACAAGCTTATTAGATTTCACTGAAAAAAGGAATCCATACTCCTTAGCCAGTTCAGCCAAAAACGACAAATCAGTTTTGTTCTCTTGTGTTTTACGGTCAATATTAATGGCCGATAACTTCAGACTTGAATTGTCAATGAGCGTAAAACCATGTTTATTACAAAAAAACAAAGCTATTTGCTTCAATGTCATTTTTTCAAATGCCTTGTTATTCCGTGTCCGCAACGATTTTGTTATGCCGGAAGCAATTGTTTTTACCTCCATTATATCAGGAGTACCCGTTAGCGTAACTTCGTCTACCTGGAATAAACCACAATCTATCAGTTTATCGCCATACCCAATAAATGGGTGCAGCGTATCACCTTCTTCAGGGTACCAATCCTCACTCCATATACCGGATGAATTGTCAAACTCGAACGTACACTCATCACTAGCCCCTTCCTCATGGTCGATATAAGTTATGGAAGAAAGATACTTTTCTACCGTTGTAGAAATATCCTTATTATTCCATATTACTTTTACAATTGGCTTTTTAGCTATCTCTTCCATTTCTTATTATCCGTCAGCTGACGGATTAGGGGTAAATTTATTTCCACGGTGGCAACCTACTTGTTATTACTGCCGTTTCAGTTGTTTCAATTATCGGAACAATCAAAGTAGTTCCATAAGGCAATACCGGATCAATGGGAACGCTAGGATTAGCATCAATAAGCGTTTTTATCGCCTTCATACTTCCATAGTATAAATTGGCAACAAAACCCCAGGTCTGACCCTGTCCACACACATGATTTATAGAATTATCCACTCTTATTTTCTTTAAGCCCCTTTAGGGGTTTGGAGTTATTATATTGTTTCCCTACTGCCTACCACCGCAGCAAATGGTGAACTTGCAATATTCAACGAATACATTAATCCACTCAATTGATTTCCATTATTTGCCAAATCTACATAATCCTGTAAACTATCAGCTCCAAGAACTGCACCGGGTGTATTCTTAATCTGATCCGTTGCTAGTTTTAATTTACCCGCCAAAACATTAATATTGGTGAGCGTAGCATTCGTTTCATTTATCTTCGATTTCACTGTAGTAGCACCACGAAGCACTAGTTTACTTTTAGTATCAATCTTAGCAGTAGTTTGGTTGTAGCTGCTAATGGCTTTTGCTGATTTACTTTGCACTTCAGCCAACTTACCGCTAGTCATTTGCCCTTTGGCTATTTGTTCTGATAATTGCTTACTTATATCATTACCGGCTTTCATGCTTACCATTATTCCCATAGTAGGACTTTGAAGCGGTGCAAGCGGTGCAACTGCAATAGGTTTCGACGTTGATAATGCCTTTCCTTTCCGCAACGTCAGCGAATCGGTAGTGCTATATTCCAATAAATGTAGTGTAGCAGAAATATCCGTAACATATCCGTCAGGCAATGCATTTATATTATCTTCATTAATGGAAGTAATCACAAACTTTCCGTAATTCCTTCCGGTACCATCTACCAGTTGAGAAACTACGCCTTTGGTTCTAATGGCATGTAAAGCTTCCAGTTCCGTTTTTGGAGTACAGAAATCCGATGAAAGGAAAATTCCGATCTCAATCTCTTCTAACTTCTCACCCGTTATCTGAATGCTCGGCTTACCACCAATTATAGGTATCTGACCATAGATTGTTTCTTTCGAATTACTCCATGATTGCGGTAACTTTATACCTTCAAACTTATATGTACCGAGTTGTAAAAACATAGTCGTTATTTATAAAGCTACTACATACTCAATTATTTGTGAGTTGCTCTTTCGTTTCTTAGCATGTATTATACGATTTATGCCCATACTTGGCCATTCAAAAGACTTCGTCCTAATCCTATTGCATGTAGTTTGAGCCAATTGACGGACTCGAACCGCCGACCTATTCATTACAAATGAACCGCTCTACCAGCTGAGCTAAAAAGGCATATATAAATTCTTATCTAGAAGCTTGGTGAATAATTCACCCTCTTTTTGTTGTTATCCATTCCGGTCATCATTTGCTGCAACTCTCTTTTATGATCTTTCAACATGTTCATAAAATTTGCCTTA